TACCAAATATTGACCCTCTTGCTTCAACAATGAAGGAATACTTCATATTTTGAGGATTTGTTGATTTTGGCATTTTATTTTCATTTAGTATCATTGCTTTTATTTCCTGAGCGGTATAATATTTATTTATTTGATTTTTCATTGTTTAAATGTACCTCACTTATTTAACAGAATTGTGACAATCGGCAATATAAAGGTAATTACAATATATGCGTTAGTTATAATATGTTTTAATGTTGAACCATTATAACCAGTATTCATTATTTTAGGCATATATCTTTCATATAGATTAAGTAATTGCCTAGATTCCGAATATATCCATTCTGTCATATCAATAATAGTATCTTGACAATCGTATACATCATATTTGCTTTTTTTCTTAATCCTTTCTATTTTTTTTAAATTTTTGATTTCACTATCAATTTTTTTGAAGTCATCTTGGGCTCTTATCCAAAAAAAACATTTTTGAATGTTATCATCGCAATCCTCTTTATCAAGTTTAACTCCTTTATAATTAAATTGAACTATAAATTTTTTTAAAAGTTTTATTTGCCCCCAATAGACATCTATAAGCATACTACGTAATTTATGACATATTATCTTACATTTAAAAAGAACAAATTTATACATTTTGTCCTTTTCGTCATTATTGGAAGAGAGTTGAGCCTGAGAATACGTCTGAAAAACCATTACGATTTCTTCAACAATATCAGCTGGTATATCATGACTATAAATTTCGTAATAGGAAATTAAATGATTAACCTCCTCTATATAAATTTTTTTTATTTGATTCTCAGCATCATCCATGAGAACTGGTTCTGGCATACCCAAATATATCACATCCTGTAATCATATTAAATAATGCTGTGGTAAATCAATAATCTATAAAATATTATTGATTTTAATATACAACATTATTTTATACTTGTCAATATGGTTTTGAAAACAAACATAAAAAAAATTCGACATTTATATATTAAATTATCAGTTTCCATTAATCACATGCCCGTCATCTCCAAATTCATAAACCTTATCATCAATTTTAAGTTTTCCAGTAGCCATATATCCGTCTTTATTTTTGAAGTAATATGTATCGTTGCCAATTTTGACCCATCCTTTTTTCATAGCCCCATCTGAACCAAAATAGCGAATATTATCTCCAAATCTAACTTTTCCAGTAACCATCACACCATCTTTGTTAAAATAGTATGTTTTACCTTCTATTTTACGTAAACCTGTATGCACATAGCCATTTGTACTAAAGAAATATGTATGATTACCTATTTCTTTCCAACCGATACTCATTCTGCCTTTGGCGTCAAAATAATAGGTATTATCTTCTTCGTCATTTGCCCAACCTATCATCTTATCACCGTAATCATCAAAATAATAAGTGTAGTCGCCTATTTTCTGCCAACCTCTCGCAAAGCTATCGCCAGTCCAATATTTATCTCCGATCCACTCAGTCTTAGGCTTGGAAGAAGATACATTTTCGTTCTTGTATGCTGTGTTTGACTTACTTGAACTTGAATTATTAGAACTTGAGCCGCTTTTATAAGGACAAACACCATTTTCATGCAAATGAGCAGGATGCCCACCACAATGATAATGATAATATCCAAGCCCACTCTTGTTCTTATTATCTCTGTGCCCACCATTGCTATCGGTTCTGCCACTATGAGCCATAACAGGAGATGTTGATGTAACAATTAAAGAAATTGCTATCATAAACGAAACAATCTGTCTTTTCAAATAGTCCACCTCAAAATGTAATTATTTGAGATA